TGACCCCTAGCTCGTCCAGAACGGTAGCATAAGTATGGCGCAACATGTGAAGCGTGACCGGGAACTTAAGCCGACGCTGTACCGGCTCCATTAATCTCCTTACACCAATTTCACTTAACTGTAGGCCCTTTGCGGAGGGTACTATATAAATAGACTTCTCGGCAGTAGCTTTAAGCATGTCCCATAGATGCGGGGGCATAGGGACAACCCTCACCCCGGCAACCGTCTTTGTTCCTTTTGGTTTTGGCTGATTATTTATATATTCAACTGCGCCGGTTACTACCAGGGCGTGATTAATCTCGTCTATGTCTGTCCATTTTAGGGCAACTATTTCCCCTCGTCTAAGGCCACAGAACAAGGCTATGTGGACGGCTAATTCAGCGCGTAACCCAACACAGGTCTGCAATAATTCTTTTGTCTGTGAAGTCGTCAGGGCGGTTCTTTTCTTGACCGGCACTTCGTATATTTCCGCAAATTGAGCAGGGTTAGAAACGATCAGCCCGTTACGCATTGCATAAATGAAGATAGCGTTTAAGGTGATCAATACTTTGCGTTGTAAGCTTTTTGACCTCCCTACTGACCCCATAGAGTTAATCAAGTTCTGAATATGTATGGGTTTTATGTCCACCAGTTTGCCTCCGCCCATGGCGGGGAATATGTAATTGTTCATACAGCTGGCATATGTGCGCTGGCTGCTGGACCCTGTCTTTCCTTCCTTGGCAGATTCCCACCATTTTTTAGCCCATTCCTGCACAGTTATTTTTCTATCAATATTTGTAGCCCCAAGGGCATACTGTAGCTTTAGGGCGTCAAGTTTTTCCTTTGCCTCTTTCTGGCTTCTGCCATATACATATGCAGGTTCGCTTCCGGGCTTAAGAGTTACTTTTTTTCTAAACCGTCCGTCTTTACGTTTCTTCATGTTTTCTCTCCACTCTAATGAAAATGGGCAAAAATATACCCGGCAGACACCGGGCAACATACGTATATATAAAGCTTAATACAGACCCCAGGAACCAGGAACCCACGCGTTTAACGCGCTGCCGTTGTAACAACGACCTGGTAAATTCCCCTGCGCATGTCTGTATTAACTATATTATAACCGTTTATTGCCGTTTGTAAACTATAATTCTGTTATCCATGGATATTTTTCTTGCATAGCCGGTTTAGTTGCATCAGGGATCAGTTTTAATCCATAACTAAAAAGATTGCCCTTTCTTTTATAAAAATATGGATTGAGTATTTTTATATATGCGTCCTCTACGAAGCCATAATTGTCTTTTTCCAGCGCCGCAAAAACAGAACCAACCAGGCAATCTGCTATTTGCAGGTTTTTAAACTCATTTTTATTTGCAACTTTATAGCCCGAGATGGTATTTTTCTTAATTTGGCATTCCTTGTCTTCCAGTATATGGTCTATGTATTTCTCCATATCTTTATAAGAGGTATTTGTTCTGTTTTCAAAAATTAATTTGCAGCTACCTTTATCATGAACTAGCCAGCTAATTCTTTCGAGCAAAAGCCTAGTTGCGTAATTATATAGATACTGTTTTTCGTCTCTAAGAGAAGCGCCACGTTGCGTAGTGGTTTTGTCAACTCCGACGGCAATAAAATTAAACCATTTGCCATGGTTGCAAATTTCATTTATGATAGCCCTTCTTTGTTTGTGATCGTATTTAACAAAATGTAGTGGCTTTGACATTGCGGATTGCTTGCGCCTTAATATATCTGTTTTAATAACATTAACCGTGCGAGATAGTTCAAGGTCTTTCCCCTCGTAGGTTATAAGCGCGCCGATAATAAACCATTCGGAACTGACCCATTCGCCATTTTTTATTTTAAAGCCCTCGTCTCCCGATTCGTCTATGTATGCGTTAAATTGAAATGTCATGACTCCACTCCCCATATCCACAACGCCGTATTTTCATCTAATCAACCACCATAATGGATATAATATTTTTCTACATCTTTGACAATAATTCTTGTTTTTTAGTGACAAATTCTTCTTCGGTTATAATCCCTGTGTCTTTTAATTCAGAAAATTTTCTTATTTGGTCAGCCGCGTCAACAACACCGTTATAATTATCTGGTTTTTTGCCTATCCTATCTTTTACGGATTGTACAAAAAACTGAACATCGCCAGCATTTATCCATTTCATAGAAGCCTTATTGCCCGATGCGAAAAATGCAATGTAGTGCCCCATTAAGTTTTTGCCCATTTCGATTGAACTAATTGTTGAGTATGGAAATACTTCTAAGTCATACCCGGTAAGCTTTTTGGCATAAAATATAAGCCTTTGATCAGTTGCCATAAAAATGCCGTTTCTAACGGTGCCCTTATTCATGATTTTAGTTTCATAAGCTCCCATAACTGATGCAATTATGCATTCTCCCGCCTCCATATGCTCCTGAGCGTTATTGATAAGCTTGTCTATTTTTGCCACTATAATTGCCCCTCTCCCTATGCACAAATAATAAACGGTTCCATGGTTACCTTAGCCCTATACCTTCCGTCCCTTCCTTTCTTCACAATAGTCACCTTTTCATATTTATCATATTAATAATTAGGACATTAAGAGGAAATACGACGATAAACGACGAAAATATATAAAATTTGCATGACCTTTAATCTATTTTTTTGCCAGGGCCGCAACAATTAAATTATTATTTCGTATGTATAGATAATAGGTTATAATGGAACATATGTTCTGGTCGGGAAGGGGAGGTAGTATACATGCAAGGAGTTTACACATTAGTTACATTGCCCCATAACTTTAAATGGCTTTATGACGCGGGACATTTCTATGTAGACCCTGAATATGAGTCTGAATTTTTATCTACTTTCCCTTGCCTTAATAAGTAGGTCAACTATTACGTCAACTTCTTCGGGTGGAATTTTATTGTTTTTAGCCTTATCTATTGTTACGGCATAAGGATCGCCGTGCTTTTCTGCAACTACGCTTTCGCTTTTCTCTGCGATTGCTTCTGTTAATAATATATAATTGGGCGTTATGTCTAAAGCTCTTGCAAGCGCAGCAATTGTTTCCACGGGAATTGAAGGGGTATAACCCCGTTCCCAATTAGAAACAACCTGTTTAGTAACATTAAGCAGCTTTGCTAATTGCGGCTGCGTTAAGCCCTTCAATTTACGGGCCTCTCTAATCCTATCTCCAATGGTCATTATCAAACCTCCCTGAAAATTAGTTTACCACGAATAACCGAAAGCGATACAAAGGTAACGAATTTTGAGACAAAATATAAAAAAACAGCTTGACAGTAACGAAAAACGTTCGTATTATATATGTAACGGATAACGTTCTTTAAAGGAGGTGCTAACATGGTATACGAAAACGTTGAAAAAATTAGAAGAGCCAGGGGAGTAACTAAGACACATATCGCAAAGAAACTAAACCTGTCGCTACAGGGCTATAGGTATATTGAATCAGGTTCCACAAGGCTAGATGCAGAGCGCCTAAAAACAATAGCTTCTGTCCTTAGCGTAGACGTAGCTATTTTTTTTGATGACAAAAGAACGGAAACCGTTATTAAAGAAATTCTACAGCCCACAGGTTAGTATTCCCAACCCCAACTATTTTATGAGAGGAGGCGAGAACAAAAATGGACGCAAGCAAAACCAACTATTTAAAAGAATCCGGAATCCGGGAAATCAATCCCAAGCACAAATGTTTCAAAATGTTTGGCGCGACCCCCATGTTTTATTCAGAAGAATATCTTAACGAGCATACCGTCGAAGAATTAAAGGCCGCAGATCAAAAAAATGCTGACTATTTTTCAAGCCAGCAAAAATAGTTACAACAATATCCTAAATAGTGAAGTTATAGGGAACATTGTCTGCGTACAGGACATTTTTCAAGAATCCTTCGTCGGCAAGCCGTCGCAAAGCTTTGTCGGCGTCGGATTCAGAAAGCCCGGTATTTTTTACAACATAATCAAAGTTCATTGAAACGTCTTTGCCGTTTGCCTTATAGAAATCGATTATGCAGCTTTTAACTTTATCCAATACAATCATCTCCTTTCAATTTGATAGCCGACACCTACCAAATTCGACATAAGGGAGGAAAAACCTGTAAATGCTCTTTGAAAACTGAATCAATCCCACACAGAAAGGAGGGACAAGCCTTGAAAACCAGAGGGCTTGAAAAACCAATGCACTTTGGCGAAGTCGTATCGTTCTTGGGAATGGGGCCTGACTATGTTTATAAATCATTGCAAGAGGGTCGTCTTTATGGGTACAAGCTGGGCAATCGCTGGATAGTTTACCCCAGCGATCTGCAAAGGTTCCTAGATCAGCAGTACAGCAACCGCCAGAGAATCAAACTAGCTAAATAGCTTTTTCAAACAACAAGCCGCCCTGGGGAGACAGAGCGGCAGGGAGGGGAAAACTTAGGATGATTTTATTATACGGGCGAGGAGGTGAAAAGAGAATGAACGCAGAGGTCAAAAACATTTATAAGACTTGCAGACGCAATGCGGGCATGAGTCAAGAAACGGCGCTTAATTATTTATTTGTTTCAGGGAGATCATTGTCATATTACGAAACCGGGCGCACGATTCCCGGCGAAGATATTGTATGTCGGATGGTTGAAGTTTACGGAGCGCCGGAGCTGGCATATTTGCACCTGAAGCAGAATACGGAGGTCGGCCGGCGCTATCTTCCGGAATTATGTCTAAACGATCTTCCGAGGGCTGTACTCAAACTGCAGAAGGAAGCTGGCGACATGCAGTCGGTGGAAAAGGATTTAGTTTCCATAGCCTGCGACGGAGAGATTGACAGCGCGGAGATACCGTTATGGGAAAGGGCCAAGGAGGAATTGCAGGATTTAATCGGGGCTGCGCTGGCAGTGTTGTACACAGAAAGAAAAGACCCGCTTTGCAGAGCGGATCGTCAAGGGGCTTAGAAATTTTGTTAGGTAGATTATAGCACAGAGATAGGAGGAATGGCAATGTGTAGTAAGTTTACGCCGGGGCCATGGGAAATAGTAAATGAGCATTATATAGAGTCCGTCGATCACGGAATTGCGAAAGTGCATTATGGGCAGGAAGGAACGGCAGATACCCATCTAATAGTCGCCGCCCCCGATATGTACGAGGCGCTAAAAGAGTTATACGGATACATGGAAGATCAATTTCACGGTGATAATTTCCAGCCTATGCTGGCGAGGGCCTATCGAGCATTACAAAAAGCAAAGGGCGAAGAAATAGACCCCCATAAACACAATAGGCATTATTGTGACTTCGCCAAAGCCGAAGACAAGGAGGAATGGCAACATGAAACTCTGCGAGATATGCGGGGCCGAGATCACCGAGCAGAACCAGAGCGAGAAATACGAGGATGGTTGCACGAGCTGCGACCATGTGAAATATGAGAAGAAAGAGGCGGTATAAATGGAAAACAAACGAATTATCGAAATAAACGGAGTCAAATTGGAGGTTGACATGTCCACTGCCAAGGTGGTTGACAATTTCCAGATTGGCGACAAGGTAAAGGTCCTAAAAAAGCCAGACCAATATAATGACTCCAAGGTATATCCCGGCGTTATTATCGGCTTTGAGGAGTTTAAGTCCCTGCCCACCATAGTAATAGCCTATCTCGAGGTAAGCTATTCCAAGGCTGATATAAATTTTTTGTACTTTAATTCAGAAAGCAAGACCGAAGTCGTTAAGGCTACTGCTGATTATGTGCAGTTTAACAAGGATGATGTGTTTTCCATGCTTGATAGGGAAATATCATCCAAGGAGCGCGAACTCGCAGACCTTAACCACAAGAAGGAATATTTTTTAAGCAATTTCAATAGGCATTTTGAAGCGCAAGGCAAGGAGGCGGTATAAGTGTTAGACCTAAACCAGTTCTACGCATGGCAATCCGAGAAGCCGAGTCGGACGGTCAAGATAGAGATAGAAGATAAGGGCGAGGTTAAGGTGTGGGTATACGACTACGCTCTAGGCGTAGGGCAGTTTGTCGCCAGCGTTGGCGAGATAGACCTAGAGGGCAAGGCAGAGGAAAAGGAAATCAAGAAATATTTGGAGCTTCGCGCGAAGTACGCGGACGAGATTAGGGAGGCGAGTTAGATGCCAGCAACAGCGTTTAAGTGTATGGATCAAACAGAGATCCCCTTTGCGGATTGCTTAAGGGCTTGCAGATTGGGTCAGCGTTGCATAAGCACCCGCACCCTGCGAATGATAGCAGAGCAGCGCCCCTGGACGGGTACGCCGAGCACTACCCAACTACTCAAGGGAACCAGGGAGGCATATTTGGAGATAACCCAGACCGGCTACAGCTTAGACCCGATGGGGGAACTCTTCCGGGTGCTGGGCAGCAAGGCCCACGCATACCTTGAAGAATTTACCGACAACGAACTTAGTGAGGAGCGACTACATGATAATATTGCATCTGGCCAGTTTGACTTCTACGACCCGGAAACCTGCACCCTGGTTGACACAAAGACATGGGGCAGCTACAAGGTTATGAAAGCCTTGGGGTTCAAGCAGAAAACGGTTGAAACCGGGGAAGTATTCAAGTCCGGGGCGCGCAAGGGACTGGCAAAAACCAAAAAGATAGTAGTCAAGGCCGAGCCAGATATGAAGGACGCGGAGATACAGCTAAACCATTACAGAACGATGCTAGAGGCGGCAGGATTCCCGGTAAAGGAAATGTTTATAGAGGCCATAGTCCGCGACGGCGGAACCTACATGGCGCAAGGCCGAGGCGTAACGCAGAACGGGTATTTAATCCCGGTTAAGTTCATGCCGGACGGTGAAGTCAAGGGATTTTTGCAGAAGAAAGCTGACGCTCTTATATGGGCACTGGATACCAACAGTATGCCAGAGGCTTGCAATGATGAAGAGTGCTGGGAAGGCAGGAAATGTTCTGGCTTTTGTAGAGTGGCCAGGTTCTGCGATGCAGCCGGCAATGTTGAGGAAGAAAGCGAGGCGGTATAGATGCCGGTTAAAAAGGCAACCAAGACCAAAAAACCATTGAAAATATTAATGTATGGAGCTTCCGGAGTAGGGAAAACCCATTTCGCCTTATATGCTACACCGGGTAAAACCCTAGTGTTTGACATGGAGGGCGGCACCGATCTATTCGAGGGCCGGGTAGATTTTGATTATTGGACGGACGATGAAGGGTTTAAGACACAAAGTTACCGGGAATTGCGCAAGTGTATAGACTTTCTTAAAACTCAAAAAGACAGGGAGTATAAAACTTTTATTATCGACCCGGTTACATTGATCTGGACGCTTCTCCAGCAAGAACGCCAGGACTACAAAGAGGATAAAGTAACTAAGCAAAAAGCTAATGAAACGGATTTGGAAAACTTCACAACCAGAGACTGGAACATTGTCAAGAAGATGCACAAGGGGATTATTGACGAAGTATCAGCACTCCCCCAGAACGTGATATTAATAGCCCGTGAAAAACCTGTAGTCAAGATGGTAAACGGGGAGCCAGTTCCTACCGGCGATATTACTTTTGAGGGTGAAAAGAATACCATCTACGCTGTAGACTTTGCCCTCAGATTATACTCCGAAAAGAAAAAACGTCTTGTCCAGATTGCTAAGGACCGCTCGGGGCATTACGAGACGGGCGCAGTATTAGAAACCCCCTCTTTTGCATTATTTGATTCCATCGTCAATGATATGGCTGATGGTACGGATTCCAAGTCCATTAAAACCGGAAGCGAGAACCTATTTGGCGGAAAGCCCGAACCCGGGCTGAAATTAATCAGCAACGTCCAAAAGACCAAAATACAAGAATTAGCCAAGGTATTAGGCAAGACCGGGGCGGATATTACTGAAATCTGCAAACACGACTACAAAAAACAATTCTCCCAGCTTACCGAAGCAGAGGCCGGGGAAATTATTGCTACTCTGCAAATCGAACTAGACAAGCTAGCAGAACCAACACCCGCCAGCAATAAGGCAATGAGTGAGAAAACCAACAAGGTCATCCACGCAAGGGGCGCAGAGTTAGGCATGGACCATGACGATATACGGAAGTTCGCCCAGTGTGATTATCCTATCAAGAGCCTTACGGAGTTGACGGAGGACCAGGCTAGGGAATTGCTTGCCAACTTAAGAGCGTTACCGGATTTAGACAAGGCGGTTGGTGCTTAATGGCCCGCCGCTTAAGGAGGGATGAAACGTGAATATGACATGGGGAGAACGCAAAGAAAGTGAACGCAAATACCTTGAAAAGCGAAGGGAAAAAGAGCAGAAGGAAATTCAGCAATTGCTTACCGAGTCTCTGCGCCCCGATGAAATTACTGTTCTTGGTTGCGTTCCAAGCTCAGAAGAATATCTGGCTGTAAATATTAAGTTTGTTTTAGGCGGATATGAGCAGGAAGATAGGATTCTTTGGAGATCTGATGAAAGCATAGAAGATTTTGTAGCCAAAACAAAACGGCACATTGATTATATCGAGGAATTAAGGCAAAAGTATCCTGAGTATTGTAAGGAAAATGACTTTATACAATCACACAGTAAATTTAATAAGAAACTTGTGCTTACGCATATGGGATACCATAGAGAATTTTATCTCAACATAGAACTTGCCGATTATTTAAAACTTCCTAACACTACATCATGTAGCTGTGGCGGCGGGGATTACGAAATCAAGCGAACTCCAAAACGGGTTAAAGAGTACAACCAGAATATTGATCTTACAATTGGCTTTTTGCTTGACTGCATTACTGAGTTAAAATCGCAAAAATACACCGAAGACAAGGAGGAATGAGTTGTGAATAAACCTCAAAATATCACATCAGAACGGATAGAAACTTTGCAACATGCTCTACAAGTCATGACTACTTGCCGCGATCACTGGAAAACATCGTACGAGGAAAGAAATGCGGAGTTGGAGCAGGCGAAGGCCGATAACGCCGCCCTGGTAGCCGCCATAGATGATGTATACCCGATGGTGGCCGGGCGCGCCATGAGCCTGTTGGGTGACGGCGAGGAAAAGGCCGGGCAGCAATGGAACGAAGCGGCGCAGAAGCTGTATAGGGCGACACAAGACCGCCCCGGCGCGGCCCCGCTGGAAGATCTGAAGCAGTACAAGCGGGCGTTGGAGTTGGCTTGTAAAATCAATTCGGATTTGTTCCAAACATGGGGCGAGGCAATGGAATACTGCCTATCCCAAGCCAAGGAGGACTCAACTAATGCATAACCTAGCTGAATACTGTTCTACCTGCGAGGCCGAGACTGAGCGCATCGTTAATAATCTGGCCAAGGAAATCGCAGAAAAGGACGAGCAGATTAAGCAGTTGCAGCAGCGGCCAGCGCAGACGGAGGCCGTAACCAAGCTGCTAGAACTGATGAAGCCCGACATTGAGCGGTCGGAAAAGCTAACCGGCAACGGGCCGAGGCTAACAGAGTTGATAGCGACATACTGGGAGATAGTCTCGGCTTAGTGAACAGTCTGTTTATTAAGCGCCACAGAACGGAGGGGAATTATGAATATACAAGCATTGCAGCCGGTCGCCCGGATATACAAGGACAAGCAGCCGCAGCAGAACCAGGCTGAAATCAAAAAGGCAGCGGCCCCGGCGAAAGACAGTTTCGAGGTCTGGATGGACAGGCTGGGGGCCGGGATGGGAGCTGTCGCGGCGGTACTAGTCGCCATATTGGTCTGGGTGAATGTGGGACGGGGGTGGATAGGATGAATACAGGTCTAATGTTTTCGTCGGCTACAGACCTATGGAGTACACCGCAAGACCTATTCGACAAGCTAAATGCCGAGTTTTGTTTCAGTTTTGATGTATGCGCCACCATAGGCAACACAAAATGCGAGAAGTATTTCAGCCCACACATAAACAGTTTAACTCACCCGTGGGTAGAGGTCGCCACTAGATTCGGTATGCCATTGAACTTTTGGATGAACCCCCCATATGGGCGCGAGATCGGCAAATGGATAAAAAAGGCTTATGAAGAATCTCAGCTTGGCGCAACGGTCGTATGTTTACTGCCAGCGCGAACCGATACGGCGTGGTTTTGGGATTATATCCAAGGTAAGGCCGAGATCCGATTTATTCGCGGCAGACTCAAGTTCGGCGACAGTAAGAACAGTGCACCCTTTCCAAGTATGATTGTGGTGTTTAGACCGGTGGTGACCCCATGAAGCAATGTGCAAATTGTGCACACTGGTCCCCGGAGAAGCGCAGCCGGGTCGGCTCCATGAGCTACCGGGCGGAGGAGCCGACATGCGCGCAGATCAACGAGAAGGGTAAGCCGGCTGTGAGGTACGCGGAGCATAAGGGGTGCTGGTTGTGGAAGGGGGCGAGGACGTGAAGCAACTGGAAATGTTCAGAGAGATTATTGTTGATAATTTTGCCGGTGGAGGCGGAGCAAGTACAGGAATATCTCAAGCATTAGGCCGCAGCGTTGACATAGCAATTAACCATGACCCGGCGGCTATAGCTATGCACATGACAAACCATCCAGATACTGAGCATTATTGTGAAAACGTCTGGGAGATTGACCCTCGCAAAGTAGCAGGGGGCAGGCCAGTTGCCCTTGTATGGCTGTCTCCTGATTGCAAGCATTTTTCTAAAGCCAAAGGTGGCAGACCAGTTGAGAAAGGTATTAGAGGGCTTGCGTGGGTAGCAGTTCGATGGGCCGCAACTGTACGGCCCAGAGTAATCATGTTAGAAAATGTTGAGGAATTTAAGACCTGGGGACCGCTCACAAAAGACGGATACCCAGACCCGGATAAGAAGGGTCGCACGTTTAATTCTTTTATCAATGCCCTCAAGCGACAGGGCTATTATGAGGAACACAAGGAATTAAGGGCCTGTGATTATGGAGCTCCCACAAGCCGCAAAAGATTCTTCATGATTGCTAGGCGTGATGGTCAGCCTATCGTATGGCCAGAACCCACTCATGGAGATCCAAAGAGTGAGGCTGTAAAATCTGGCAGGTTAAAACCATGGAGAACCGCAGCGGAGATAATTGACTGGACGTTGCCCTGCCCGAGCATTTTCACAAGAAAGAAGCCATTGGCCGAAAACACCATGAAGCGGATTGCCAGAGGAATACAGAAGTTTGTTATTGAGAACCCAGAGCCTTTTATCGTTCGCATTGGACAACAGGGCTTTAGTGGTGATGGTACGCAGCAATCATTAGGCAAACCGTTAAGCACTATTGTAACAAAGGCAGAACATTGTTTAATTGCTCCTTTCTTGAGCCAATATCACAGTTATGACGATTCAGCAAGAGGGCAAGAACTATCCCGTCCATTGCTTACTCTGGATACTTCCAATAGGTATGCTTTGGTATCTGCCTTTATGGCTAAACATTATGGCGGCAATTATGAAGGTGCCGGAACCCATTTAAGAGAGCCCTTATCTACGGTTACTACCAAAGATCATAATGCCTTAGTAACGGCTTTTGTATCAAAATTCTATAAAACAGGTATAGGGCAAAAAGTAGATGAACCGTTACATACCATTACAACGTCACCCGGTCATTTTGCAGAGGTGCGGGCTTTCCTTCTTAAATACTATGGAACCGGCGTTGGGCAGATAGTAAATGAACCGCTAGGAACCGTCACATCTAAACATAGATTCGGGCTGGTCACTGTCCATGGGGTAGACTACCAGACTATAGATATAGGCATGAGAATGTTGGCCCCCCGTGAACTATTCAATGCGCAAGGTTTCCCGGGTGACTATATTATTGACCGGGATGATACTGGGAAACCATATTCTATATCAGCGCAGGTTGCCAGGTGCGGCAATTCAGTATCGCCACCACTGCCCTTTGCTATGGTCAGGGCTAACTTACCAGATCAATGCAGGATGGCGGCGTAGAACTCACAGGCAAATTAGACCAGGGGGAGGGGAAACAGTGAACCTTATCAAAGAAATCAACGCCTTTTATAAACTTGATATGCCAGGGCAGCTATCATTCACGGCCCAGAGCCTTTATATGGCATTGCTATATAAAGCCAACGAAGTTTATTCCCGCGACATTACCCCCTCCAATCCTTTACTTATGGCCATGACGGGAATAAGGGACGTTAAGACCCTGGACAAGGCCAGGAAAGAATTGATAGAAATTAACCTCATTGAGTACGCCGATAACGCAAAATCACGCCTTGCAGGACATTACCGTATTATCGGGCTTGAAAGCCTGCTAGTGGATAATTTCCAGAAAAACTCCGGAAAAATTCCAGAGGAGACCCCGGAAAAATTCCTGGGGTCTCCCGGGAAAAAACCACCACATATACAAGAAGAGAATATAAGAGAAGAGACAATAGAAACACCTTTACCACCTGCGGAGGATAAACAGGAACCTGATCCACCTGTCGAAGAAAAACCACGCCCACCATTCAAAAGTAAAAAACAGGAGCAGCTATTTGACCAGTTCTGGACTGGATACCCTAAAAAGAAATCCAAAGGTCAAGCAGAAACGACCTGGGTAAAAATATGCCCTGATGATTTACTTTTCAAGCGGATTATAAACGGGCTTGATATTGCCCGGGGCTCACCGGACTGGAAGAGAGACAAGGGCCAATATATACCGCACCCTTCCACCTGGTTAAACGCCAAGGGATGGGAGGACGAATATGGACAAGGCGCACAAGAAGTGCAAGCACAAGGCGTTAAACATTATGAATCCCCCGAAGAAAAAATGGCCCGAATAAGCAGGGAATTGGAGGCGGAGCAAAATGGATCAGAAACAAGCGGACCAGATTATAACCAAGATAGCGACAGTTTACCGGGGCTTTGAACTGACCAAGGAACGGGTAAAAATATGGCGGCAGTTTATGGAGCAGATAGACTTTAACCTAGCTGATAAAAGGGTAGATCGGCACATTGCCATCAACAAATTCCCACCGACCATAGCAGAGATACTTAACTCGGAAGAGTCCAATAAGAAAAAGAAGTGGGAGGAACCGGACACCTTAAGCCCTGCCGCGGTAATGCAGGGTGGATATATTTTGATGTAAGTAGGCGAGATACCAGGCAGGATAAAACGATTGGAGGGGAGCAGGGGATGTATAACTTATTTTACTATCGCTTGCTGGATGGCCTGCGCGCACGGATTGAGCTTGACGAGCAAAAACCCTTGGATTGGTTGAGATGTTTTTTAGTGATGCGGCTGCCAATGCCGAGATAGGAGGGGGGAGCGGTTATGAGGGAGATTAAATTCCGTATGTGGAACCCAGTACCAAAGAAATATCACTATGACATTGACACGGTTATGGAATGTTTAAAACAGTAAATGAGCGGGATATACGACCATGAAAAAGAATACGGCGCAGCATTTGAACAGTACGCCGGATTCAATGACAAGAACAACAAAGAGATATACAAGGGGGATATATTACTCACCACTTATGACATTGGCGATGGGTGCGACCCACGGGGACTACGACAAAAGAAAATCACGTTGGATACATGGGAAACCTTTATTGAGTTTATTTTTGATGTTGGACATATGGGTTATCTTGATCTTGAGGTCATTGGAAACATTTACGAAAATCCAGAGTTATTGGGGGTGTCGTGATGCCGCATCATCATAAAAGAAAAGGCCCGCGCATAGTCCCGCTGGGGAAGATAGCGGAGCGCGTCGGCGTACCAGTAAAGCGGGTGACGGTGCACCTGCCCGAGCCGGACGAGCCGGAGCCGGTGGAGAATACAGACATTCGCACACGGCGCAGGGTTTGGGAAGATATCAGACCAAGCAAGTTGAGGGCGAGTTATACGCCGGGGGGAGGAGTGGCAAGGTGACATGGACGCTATACCAGGGGGATTGTTTGGAAGCAATGAAAAAGATGTCTGATAAGTCAATAGGCTTAGTGGTTACGTCTCCTCCTTATAACATAAATAACACAAGCGGGGGCGGATTACGAGGGACGCAGGGGTGTGGTAAATGGGCCTCTAATAAATTAGGTATTGGATATGAAGATGATACGGACGATTTACCCCATGATGAATATATAAGTTGGCAAAAACAATGTTTAAGAGAAATGTATCGCCTTATTGCAGACAATGGAGCCATTTTCTACAACCATAAATGGAGGGTACAAAATGGCATATTACAAGATAGGCAAGATATTGTTGGAGATTTTCCCGTTAGGCAGGTCATTATTTGGCAAAGAAGCGGAGGCATTAATTTTAATGACGGATATTTTGTTCCAACCTATGAAGTTATTTATTTAATAGCAAAGCCAGATTTTAAATTAGCTTCAAAAGCCTGTTCAATGGGAGATGTATGGAAATTCCCGCAAGAATTAAAAAACGAACATCCTGCACCATTTCCCATTCAATTACCGGCAAGGTGCATACATTCAACCAATGCAAAATTAATACTTGATCCATTTGCGGGTTCAGGAACGACGGGAGTCGCAGCAGAACAATGTGGGCGTGACAGTATATTAATTGAAAAAAAAGCTAAATATTGCGAACTCATAAAACGCAGGATGGCAGGGATAGAACAGAGTTTATTTAAGGAGGCGACAATATGAGCAGCACACAAGACATATCCCCCACCACGCACCGGCCTAGCGTGGTGGGCGGAAAGCAGATAATCGTAGCCAAGTGGGTGGCCGCGATAAAGAAAGACATTGCGACCTGCTGCCGAGCCTGCGGGGAGCGGCAAGCGGAGGAAGTGGGGGTAGCAAGGTGAGTATCTTTAACCCCAAGGCCCGAATTATCAAAACGGAGCCAGTCGATTACATAGTCTTTGAAAGGCTCGTTGAGGCCAGAAAGGCCAGGGGTATGGATAGAAAAGAGTCCGCAGAAAGAATGGATATTCCTGATACGGAATTGGGATTGATGGAGAACGGCAGAACTGAGATACCACCGGAATTTCTATTTAAGGCAATGAATTTATATCAATTCCCGAAAGGATTTTTCTATCGAATTAAGTGGGAGAGGTATTAGGGGAGGCGATAAGGTGAGGTTAGTTATACCCGGCAGACTACCAAGTTTAAATGACATGATAGATGCCGCAAGGGGTAATAAATACGAAGCCGCCCGGCAGAAAAAAGAGTCCACAGAACTCGTAATGTGGAGCGCAAAACAGCAGAGATTGCCGCAAATGAATTATATCGACTTAACAATAACGTGGTACGAAAAGAACAAAAAACGCGACAAGGACAATATACAGGCTGGCGTTAAGTTTATTTTAGACGGCTTGGTGTCCGCGGGGGTAATACCAAACGATACCTGGAGATACGTGGGGGACATACTTCACAGGGTGAGAGTGGACAGGACAGAACCCAGGATTGAGGTTGAGATTGAGGAACCCGCTTCATAGCCGCAACCTCTTGAAAGAAGGTGGTCTTATGCGAGGGGAGCGCAAAGCCCTCTAATAATCAAATGTTGCAACGTTGACTAACCGAATATGTGTGGGAAAACTACACCCTGGCTGGGGGTCTAACCAGCCCCCGGTGAATAATAAGCGCGAGAGCGATTAGATAGAGGGGGAGAGATTTTGAAAACATGGGAAATGATTAAGATGTTGACAGAGAATCCGAAACTGAGATTTAAAAGGCAAAGCACAGAGAGCATATATGAATTAGGGGAGAGTGAATTTTTAACCGTTGTTGGGAAAAGTTACTGCTCAGCCAATATCCGTATTGACGATGAATGGACCCTCGTCCGTGAACCCGTGCCGGTGTGGGAGGCGATCAAGGCATTGACCGAGGGGAAGGTGGTCGAGTGTATTGCGGACAAATGTTCTGGATGTGATGGAAAATGTAAAGGCTGCGTTTTTCCCGGAGATAGAGTATTAAGCATCGAAATGGTAAAAACCGGTACTTGGTACATCGGGGATGGCAAATGATGCGCCGCGTACTCACGATCATGCTGGCCCTGGCGATAGCGTGGCTGTTCGCGGTGGCAGACTTATACTTCATGAACGCGAGCAGTTATCTTTGCGGGGGCTTGCTGGCGTGGCTGATATTGGAGAGACGGAAGGGGGAGGCGAAGTGAGGGACTTAGCGAATGACTATAGGTCAATGATGTTGGACAGGCCCGAAGGCGATATGTATATTGTTGAGATAGTTTTAAAGGAGGCCATTGACCGGGCCCTTACGGCAGAACAGGCCAATGAAACATACCTCAAGATTATCGACGGACAAAAAGATACTATTTTCGGGTGCAACCGCGTTTACGGAGACTTGCAGGAGGAAAACGCCCGCCTGACCGCGCAGGTGGCGGGGCTGAGGGAAGCATGGGTGGCAATTCAAGATTTAACTAAAAATTATGACGATAAAGTCAGGGCGTTAATAAATGGACCAATGGCATGTAACCGCGAACAGGCTGAATATATGGTTGATAACGCCATAAGCGCATGGAAAAAGAGGTTTACTGACCCCGACCCCGGCGAGAAGTACCGGGAGCGCGTGGAAAAGATGCAACGAGCATTAACTAATATAGCCAACACAAAACAAATTGATCCGAATTATGAAAACTGCGCTATAGACTATGAAAAGGTAACACTTGACAAAGTTAGGCGATACGCCAGTCAAGCCCTCGCCGCGCTGGAAGGAGGCCGCGAATGAAGTTATATATAGCTGGCAAAATAACAGACAATCCAGAACCATGAACCCGGCAGTATTGCCCGACGGTTTTGAGCATCATGAGTATATGAAAATATGCTTTAGCATGATTGATGTGTGCGAAGGACTGTATTTTTTAAGAAACTGGACAGACAGCAAGGGCGCAAAGATGGAATTTGACCGAGCCATAGACAAGGGTAAGACGATTATGTTTCAACAGACTGCATAGAACCACGCTGTAGACAACATGGAGGGTTTGGGGATGGGTAAGGGGAGAAAGTATAGACCGAAGTGGCAAATACAGATTGATGCGGCCCTGTTTCGCTACGTAGACGACCCCACGACCATACGC